AGGTGCACCGGGATCGCCCTTATCGCCAGCGGGACCAAGCGGCCCTGGCTCGCCCTGGGGCCCGGACTCGCCGCGCTCGCCCTGCGGTCCAATTTCACCGCGCTCACCAGGCGCACCAGGATCGCAGCCAGCAGGACCAGGCGGCCCTGGCTCGCCCTGGCCGCGCTCGCCCTGTGGTCCAACTTCGCCGCGCTCACCGGGCGCGCCAGGCTCGCCCTTGGCGCCGGCCGGGCCTTCGGGACCAGGCGGACCATCCTGTCCGTTGCGCAGCTCGGAAAGCCGCGCCGTGATCTGCTCCATCACGGCCGCGCGCAGATTGGTCGCCTCGGCGCGCAGGTTGGCAATGATCGCCTCGTACTGCGCCCGCACCAGCTGCAAGTCGCGTTCCCATTCGTGCTGCTTGTCGGCCAGTGTCTGCATCAGTACTTCGCGCCAGGCCTCAAGCAGACAATCGGCGGCTGCCGATTCGGGAGGCGCCTGCAAGGAGGTTTCGAACTTCCCGTTGGATGTCATCGCGGTTGCCCTTCTGCGGCGGCAGCGGAGCTGGTGCGGCTGATGGCGGTGCTTGCGGTGCCGGCGCGGCCGGGATCGCGCCGGCTGCCGACAGCGGCACCACTTGCTGCTGGACTCGCGGCTCGTCGCCGAACTCGACGGCATCGTAACCTTCGGAATTACGCGCCTCGTTCGGCGCCAGGATGCCGCCCTGCACGCCGCGCGTCAGACCCTCGATGCGGTCCTTAAAGGCCGAGCGCAACAGCGCCGCGGTGTCGAACTCGACATACTCGTCGGGCTGGCCCTTCAGCATGAACAACAGGCCGAACGCCTCCTCGATGTGATTGAGCGCAAAGCCTAAGCCGGTGGCGATCCAGCTCTGCATCAGAAGCTCGGTCGACGAATACGGGCTGCCGCCGATGCCGAGGATTTGCAGCGGCACCCGGAAGGCGAGCGCGATGTGCTCGTTCGACAGTTTCAGGATATCCGCGGTGGCGGCATCGCGACCGCCGACCGACCACGGCTGCACTTTCAGGCCGGCGGTCAGGATCGGCGTGCCGCCCTGATGCAAGCCCTTCGCTTGTTCGTTCCAGCGGTCGCGCAGAGCTTGGACTTGGTCTTTGTCGAGCACGAGATCGGTCGACAGCACGGCGCTCGGCCGCGCCTCGTTCATGTAGAAGGCCGATTGTTGCCGCGCGATGGCGCCGCCGACCCCGATGTCGTCATAGGCCGCGACAATCGGCGACTCGCCGATCAGCGGTTTCGGGTAGCGATGCCGTAGCGTGTGCAGGCGGATGTGCAGCACGTCGCGCTGCGGAACGATCAACTGCTCGCCATTGAGCCGCTTCTCGATCACGTCATTGCCGGCGAGCTGATAGAACACATCGCCGGTGACCGCGAGCAGCGGCTGCGACACCGTCGGGTCCATTAAATGCAATTCGTCGATCTCGAAGCGGTCGTTCCGAAGCGCGAGCGCGTAGGTGTTGCCATCCAGGTAGAGCGAGCGCGTCGTATTCAGCATGAAATCGGAAATCGATTGGTAGTCATTCGGATGGCGCAGGATGCGGGAGAGCGCGCTGTTCTTGACGCGATCTCGCCCGCCCTTGTCGTTCATCCGCCAGTGGTCACCCGGACACATCGCGACCGTTTGGGAGTAGGCCGAGACGCACGCCTCGACCATCGCCGAGCGCGAATAACTGATCGGATCGAAGCCGCGCTGCCACCAATTCCAACTGCTGCCGACATCGGCCGGCAGCCAGCCGCCGGTGACGGGCAGATACCATAGGCCGGGACGATAATCGCCTTCGCCCTTGATCAGCCGCTGCGCGATCCGAGCCAGCCAGTTGCTCATTCTTGCGGTTTCGTCGTCCGCGTCGAATAGCTCGAATGTGTGCTGCCGGCCGCCGGCCTGGCTTCACGATGCTCGGTGCCGAGCTTGTGCTGCTCGTGCTTCTTTGGATCGGCACCCGGCGGCTGCTCTTGCGAGCCGTCGGCCTCGTGCTCCGCGAGATAGACCCCCGACGCCACGAGATCGTTTTCGTCCTGGGTCGGCGTCGGCTTCACCTGTTCCGCGATGCGCTCGTTCTGCGCCTTCTCGCGCGCCGCCCGCTCGTCGGCGAGCCGTTTCTTGGTCGCCTCGGTGTTGGCCTCGGTGGCCTTCTTCGCGGCCTCGGCCCGCTCTCTGTCCGGTTGTGCAACATCTGCCATTGGATATCCTTTCGCTCATGTTTAAGATTGAGAAAGCGGACCGCCAGGAGGGCCCATGGAAACTCGATGCGGCCCGCTAGAAGCCCGGCCCTCGCAGCCGGGCTTCGCTTTTCATCACCAGGTCACGCCGGCGACGTATGCGACGGTGCCCGGCCGGCGAATGGTCCAGTTCGTTGGCAGGATCAAGCGCAGCGCCAGGCTGTCGGTTTGCCACATGCTCTTCACAGGGAACGCCGGCGTGCCCGGTCCCGGACCGGCGACGATGTCGGTGGGTGTCGTGTCTTCCATGTGCAGCGTCGCTTGATCGCTAACTTCGAAGCGCGGCGCGTCGCCGCCGACGCTGACGAAGTCCGCGGCATCGATCACGATGGCAGTGCCAGGCGGCACCGTGCCGCTTTCAATAATCGGCCAGCCGCCGAGAGTGCCGGCCGCGATTTCGTCGCGGAACGGGAAGACCCCGACGCCCGGTGCCGCCACCAGCCCGATCGCGTTTTTCTGAATTGGATTCATGATGTACACCGGCACTCGGACATTGCCGAGAGTGCCCGTCAGCAACGCACTCGTGAGCTGCTTAATATCGCCGACCAGGGCATTGAAGCCGCCGCCGGCAGTCGGCGTCAGCCCGGTGATGCCGTTCAGGATGCCGGCCGGCCGCACCAGGGTCGCCGGGTTGCTGTCGAGCAGAATCGAATCGAGAGAAACCGCGGTGTCCTCTTGGATCGCGTTTTTGAGCAGGCCCTCGATCGCGGGCTGACTATGCTCGTCGATCTCTCTCGTCCACGTCGTGATCACTGCCATCTTTTTCGGGGTGAGCACTTGCGCCGTGAATGCGCCCTGACGCACCGGAATCGGCAAGCCTTCACCCACGAACGAGCCGGCGATCGTCGGCGTTCGGCTCCGGGTCGGGATCGAGATCTTGCCCGCGTTCCCAAACGCGAGAGTCAGGCCGTAGCCCGACAGCCTCGGGAACACCGATTGCGGCATCAACAGTCCCATGAAGCCGGAATAAACTGTCTGCACGAGCTCGGCCGCCCAGCCCGTCACCGTCGTCATGGCCGGCGCGGAGGCCGCGCGCATCGTCCAATCAAACATCACCTTGGTGGCCTCGTCGTCGCCGTAGAACTGGCGACGCACCTCGTCCATCGGCTTCCGATGGATGTGCGCATACATCTGGATCGTGCCGATCCGCACCAAAAGATCGATCGGGTCGATCTTCTTGCGCGGCATTGAGAACGGCCGCACCTGCGTCGTGTGCACGGCGGGCGCCGCCGGCTCATTGCGAACCACGACCGACCGGCCACTATCCGAGCTGGCGGCAAGATTGCGTTCGGAGTCCTTCAGCACCGCCAGCGCGCGCTCGGCCTGCGCGATCGTCGCATTCAATTCGCTGCCGGCTTCGATCTGCGCATCCGTCACGTTGTTGTCGTCGACACTGTCGAAGTGTTCCGCCAGCCTGTCGCGCAGCGCCACCAGGCGCTGCTCGGCATCGATGATCCGTTGACTCAAGGAGGACATGATTGTCGTCCCTTTCTTCGAGGATGATTTGGCTTGCCCGCCATTGACCCCGCGTCGCTCGATGCCGTCCTTTGCGCCTTGCCCGGCGAAGACGAGATCGATGGTTGCGGGTGAAATTTTCAGCGACTTGGCGACCGCCAGCGCATTCGGATTCGCCGGCACCGAGACCAGGCTGGTCTCGACCAGTTCGCACTTGGTGAAAAAGCTGCCCCAGTCTGATTCTTTGCGCGGGCGCGATTCCACCGGCCGGAATCCGACCGAGACCGCGCGCAGGATGTCGGCCTCGACCAGCGCACGAATTTCGTCGATGCGATCCGACGTGCCTTTGGGCGCCAGCTCGAGCCGGCCGCGCAGCTGCTTGTCGACGACGCGCAGGTCCTTCCACTTGCCGATCGGGAAATCGCTCTTGTGGCCGAACAGCGCGATCGGATTTTTCTTGAAGTTGTCGAGCTGCCAGCCGTCCGAAACGATCACATCGTCCATGCGGTCCGGCGTCTCGTCGGACAGCACGTATTCCATGCCGCCGTTCAGCTTGCCGGCATGGGTCTTGTGCTTGACGCTGTCGGCGCTGCGGTTCTCCCACAACACGTCACAGACGTTCTCGTCGCCGAGCTCGTCGACGCAGTCGCTCATGAACTCGTCGTAGTCGTCGTAGTCCGTCGGGTCGATCTGCTTGTCGCTCTTGTGCTCATCGCGCCAGATCTGCATGCAGATGGCAACCGCTTGTTCGCGCGGGCGTTTGTCCTCGCCGCTGCCGATCATCTCGGGCACGCAGCGCGCGAGAAAATCGCTCTGGCTTTCGCCCTGGTGCGGTTTCATCGGCATGAGTCGTCCCTCCCGCGTTCGCGAGGTGAGGTGATCGTTGACGGGTTGGCTGCTTCAGCGGGCTCGGTTGGCCGGATGCTTGGGATCGATCGGCCAGCCATCGTCACCAACGTCGACGCTGTGACCGCGCACTTCGACGTAGCGCTTGCGGCTATTGTGACAGCTGTCGCACAGTGATTGTAGCGGGCCGAGCGCGAATAAATTCCAATCGCCTTTGTGCGGCTCGATGTGATCGGCGACGGTCGCTGGCTTGACGACACCGCGCGCCGCGCACATCGCGCAAAGCGGATGCGCGAGCAGCTGCTGCTTGCGTCGGCGCTGCCAGAACGCGGTGTCGTAAAAATGCTTCCAGGCTTCACGCATAGTAGGCGGCGATCAGGATGATGATCAGGCAGGCCGCCAAGCCGATGACGAGCCACCAAGGAAGGCCGTTACGCATCGCGCATCAAGATCGCGCGGTTCTTTCCAGCGCTGTCGCAGGCCATTGGTCCGGCGAAGGGCGGTCGTCCCACAGCACTGTCACGTCCTTGGTGAACTGGGCCACCCGAAGCACCACGCCACGCCGTTTGAGCCAGTCGCATCGCGGCCGACCGCGCTTGCCGTTCCTGACGTCCTTGGCCTTCATCAGGCCTTGCGCCACCGCCTCGGTGAGCTTGATGCGATCCCCGCGCTCCAGCATCTTTGCGCCTCTCGAAAATGTTGAGGCCCGCGACAGCGAACTGCCGTAGGCCCCGAGCCGGAACGGACGGCCAGCCGACGCGCTCCGCCGCGCGCACATGATCTGAGCCACAGCTACAGTCCGCTGGTCGTATTCGCGCTGATCGCGGTGGTGCTCGGCATGATTCCCTTTCTGGTCGTGCCGGTGTTGCGCAACTAACGCGAGCGAAAGCCTGCCCGCATTTGGAGGGCCGCTATGCGCCGCCCGTCCACACGATCAGGCTGGCGGAAGAGCGGGAGATCACGCCATATGTCTGGTTGCATCCAGAGGAAGATCTGAGCACATGTCTTCCGGACTACCCCTGAAAGCGGACTCGCTCGGTGCAGTTGGCATGTCTCAAACGTGCCAACAACCGACATCATTGGCGCGCTGGACACGGTCAATTCATTTTACGAAAAACCATTCTTTTCATGTCGGCAAGGAGGCGGTAGCCCTCCGCTAGCTGCAACAGGTGCTCTTTCTCCGACCCGCGCGGTAAGCAGGCAGCATCTTCACGCAATGCTTTCGCGAGTTCGTCGCACTGGTCGACGGTCAAGTGTTCCTCTTGCAT